CGCTCTTGTGACGAGCGGGCCCGGCGCCACGAACCTTGTGACGTGCATCGCTACGAGCTACTACGATTCTATCCCAGTGCTATACCTGACTGGAAATCAGACGCGAGATCGCTGCGAGCGATACGGCACGCGGCAGTACGGGTTTCAGGCGACGCCGATCGTGTCGATGGTGCGCGAGATCACGAAGATGTCGGTGCAGATTGTCGACCCAGCCCTCGTTTGGTTTACGCTTTCCGAAGCAGTGAAAGAGGCGCTGCGGCCGCGCCGCGGCCCGGTCGTGGTCGACATCCCCGATGACATCCAGCGGATGACGATATGAGAACGGCGGCGCAGGTCCGCGAGCAGTTCCAAGGAAATCCGGTGATGAGCGAGCACTACGAGCGGATGAAGGACTCTCCGCTGTGGAACCTGCACTTTGCGGAGCGCCCGGTCATCGTGTTCGGCGCCGGGGTGCGAGGCGCGGAGAAAGAGGCGAGAGATTTCGCGCGTCTTCTCGGCCTGCCGATCCTCGTTACATGGGGAGCGCGAGACCTGTTCCCAGAGGCAATCGGTGCGTTCGGCACGCATGGCGTGAAGGCGGCGAACCTTGCCGTGCAGGACTGCGACTGGTTTTTGTCGGTAGGCACAAGGCTGGACACAAAATCGACTGGCACTCCGGTTTCTTGGTTCGCGCCGAAAGCTCGCCGCTGGATGGTCGACATCGAGGAAAACGAAATCAACAAATTCCAGCATCTCGGACTCGAGATCACCGGCATCGTCAAGGACGCGAAGGCATTTCTCGCCGAGGAAATTGCCGTCTACCACGCTGCCCTGCAACACGACGGGTCATGGCCGATCTTCGGCGTGTGGCGAGCGCAATGCGAGTCGTGGCTGGATGAATTCAAGCCCGGACCGGGCAAGCCATACGAAATCATGGCGGAGCTCGGTTTACACCTTCTCCCCGGCGACATCGTGGTCAGCGACACTGGCTGCGTAGTCGCATGGGCGATGCAGGCGCTCAAGCTACCCTGTCGCTTCATCCACGCTTGGAACATGACGCCGATGGGCTACGGCGTTCCTGCAGCCATCGGCGCTGCGCTCCATAGCGGGAAGCGCGTCATCCTGCTCACTGGCGACGGTGGCCTGAACGTGAACATCACCGAACTTGCGAATGTGGTGAAGCACAATCTGCCGATCAAGATCCTGCTTTTCAATAACCGCGGCCATGCGATGTGCCGTCAGACGCAGCGCGTGTGGTTGAACGGGCTCTACGCCGGGACGAGCGATGATGACCTCGCCATCCCAGACTTCAAGGCGATTGCCCAAGCCTACGGTCTATTCGTCCACGAATCTCTCGACACCCTGATGGCGGCAGAGGGGCATGGCTTTCTCGAATTCGACATAGACCAAGACCAAGGCGTATCTCCGCAAGTCAAATTTGGCGAACGACTGGAAGGGTAAAGATGCCTACGCACTACCGCGACAAGACGACCCATTGCCACAAGTGCCACTCGAATTGCGTCATCACGGCGAACCTCGACAAAGGCACGGTCATCAGGGGGAAGATGCCGACGCAGTGCAAGACGCCGCGCTGGTGTCTGGATGAATTCAGCAAGGGCATCTTCGACCGGCAGTTCGGCGCACCGCTCATCGTGAAGCTGAACCATTGAACAAATCCCGCATGAAGCGCCTGACGGCGCTCTTCGATGAACAGAAGTGGGAAGAGTTAGAGGGGCTGTCCCGCTCGCTCATCAAGGCCGATAAGAAGAACGGCATCGCCTGGAAGGCGCTGGCGACCGCGCTCGAGTACCAGAACAAAGACCCACTGCCGGCGATGCGTAAGGCCGTAGCGCTATTGCCGAACGATCCGCAGGCGTATTTCAATCTTGGCAACGCGCTCAAGTGGCACGACAAGAAGCACGACGCGATCATGTACTACAAGCGCGCCCTGGAATTGAAGCCGGATTACGCTGAAGCTTGGAGCAATCTTGGCAACACCTACGCCGCCGAGGGAGAACCATACGAGGCTCTGCGCTGCTACTGGAACGGCATCAAGATCGCCCCGCAGCTAGTGAACATCCAGTTGAACATGGGGAATTGCTATTCCTCACTTGGCGAGCATGAGCGGGCGCTGCGGATGTACAACATGTCCTTGGACATCGCGCCTGATTTCCTCGAGGCCGCGAACGCCATTCTTTTCGCCAAAGATTTGATGTCGGTGCAGACCGTAGAGGGAGCCCAAGCCGATCGCAAGATGTGGAGCGCGAAGTTCGCCGACAATCTTTCGAGGCAGCGCCACCATCCGAACGACGCCGAGCCCGGCAGACGACTTCGCATCGGCTACGTCTCTGCCGATTTCAGGGAGCACTCCGCTGCGCGCAGCTTTGGCGCGATCTTCGTTCACCATGACCGGGAGAAATTTGAGCTCTTCGCCTACCACACGACGCGAAGACCGGATGACGAATACACGAAGATGTTTCGGGAGAACGTCGATCACTGGGAGCGCATCACCGACACGAATGACCAAGATGTAGCGGCGCTAGTTCGCCGCGACAAGATCGACATTCTCGTTGACCTGTCTGGGCACTCTGGCGGAAATCGCTTGCAAATGTTCGCTCTCAAGCCTGCGCCGATCCAAGTTACGGGCTGGGGGTATGCGACCGGCACCGGCATGGCCGCGATGGATGGTCTCTTCGCCGATGAAATAACCGTGCCGGCCGACGAGCGAAAGTTCTACGCCGAGGAAATTCTCTACCTGCCTTGCATCGACTGCCCGTATTGGGTCGAGACATTTCCAGAAGTCACGGAGCTTCCTGCTCTTGCACCGGATGCGAACGGCATCATCACCTTCGGGTCTCTCAACAGGCTTGCCAAAGTCACCGAAGACACGCTGAAACTTTGGGCGCGCGTTCTCGTCTCGGTGCCAAACAGCGCCTTCGTGATGAAGGCCGGAGAATTCAGCGAAGCGAAACCGCGAGAGCGGATCACCAAACGCTTCGGCGAACTCGGCGTTGCGCCTGAGAGATTGATCCTGCTTGGCTCTAGCGACTGGCGAGGCCACATGGAGACCTACGGGAAGATCGACATTTCCCTCGATACGATCCCGCAGGGCGGCGGCGTGACGACGCTCGAGGGGTTGATGATGGGGGTGCCGGTGGTGGCGCTGCGCTGGCCCACGATCCCTGGGCGCGTTTCCTGCTCGATCATGACCGCCTGCGGGCTACCTGATTGGGTGGCGGAAACGCAGGACGAGTACGTTGCCAAAGCAGTCAAAAAGGCCAGTGATTTGAAAGCCTTGGGTGAATTGAGGCGGGTCATCAGGCCGATGTTCCAAGGCACAGTCGGGGATGGCCTGGCGGCGGCTCGAGCGGTCGAGGCGAGATACCGGATGCTGTGGCTGCGCTGGTGCGCGAAGCAGGTTCATGAAAAAGCCGTATTTGACAACCAAAACGCACTAGCGTAGATTTCGCACGCAGTAGGGCAACGCATCGCCCCGTCTCATTGGCCCCGAAAGGGAATCTCCGGCCCCGCAAGGACAAGCCGGCCCCGAAGTAGGATAAGCCGCAGTAGCGAGACGAATCCGCCTCCGGTGACGGGCAAGGCCATTACCTTCGATCTCTTTGGAGGCTTTTATGGCCGCACCGACCGATGCAGGACTGTACCCGCTCTACACGACCCAGTTCTCGACGAACCTCGAGCTCCTGCTTCAGCAGATGGGCTCAAAGCTCCGCGGGAAGGTGAAAGAGGGGTTCCACGTAGGCAAGCAAGCCTCTCCGATCAACCAGATCGGGCCGATTTCGCTCAAGGCGCCTGCCGGGCGATTCGCCGCGAAGAACCGCACCGACGCGCAATTCGTGCGTCGCTGGGTCTTCCCGCAAGAGGGCGAGATCGACCAACTGATCGACTCCTTCGACGAACTCCAGACCATCGTCGATCCGAAGGCCCAATACACCGAAAACGCCGCAAACGCAGTGGGCCGCGCCTGGGATGACTGCCTCATCCTGAACGCGACCGGCAGCGCGTCGACCGGTCAGGACGCCTCCGCGCTCACCACAGAGACCTTCTCCACGACCAACTTCCAGATCGCCGCGACCTTCGCCGCTTCGGCAGCGAACGGCCTGACGGTGGCGAAGCTGATCGAAGCGAAGCGCATCCTGCGCCACTACCACAACGACCTCGAGATGGACATGGCGACGGTCGTGATCGGCTCGCAGCAAGAGTCGGATCTTCTCAACCAGGTGCAGGTCGTGAGCACGGAATTCAACGACCGCCCGGTGCTGGTCGACGGGCACATCAAGCGCTTCCTCGGGTACGACGTAGTGATGTCGGAACGCCTGCCGCAGACCACGCTCGGGACGACCCGCGGGGTGCTGGTGTTCGTGAAGTCGGGGTTGTACCTCGGCATGTGGAAGGACACGACCAACCGGGTGAGCATCCGAAACGATCTCTCTGGCGAGCCGTGGGATCTTTACACCCAGGCGATGTTCGGCGCGAGCCGGCTGCAGCCCGGAAAAGTGCTGCAAATCCTGTGCGCCGATACTTCGGGCGCAGACATTACGCCCTGAGCTCATAGGAGACGCCAATGGCCGAAACCCTCAAGTCAAACGCAATCACCAACATGGACGCGACGCCGGCGATCATGCCGACGTCCGGAGAAGGCGCGGGCGGAAGACTCATCACGCAGACCGATGACACCTCTCCCACCCTCTCGGCCGCCATCTGGTCGACCTATCGCATGTCGCGGTTCCCGACGAACGCGAAGGTGAAGCATGTCTGGACGTACCAGACAGGTCTAGAGTCGGCGGCGACCACCGGCGCGCTGATCTACGACTACAACATCTGCTTCTCGGATGACACGAACGACGGTACGCCGCAGGCGCTGCAGGCGCTCATCCCGTCGAACAAGAACGACGGCACGGCCTTCGAGATGCGCACGACCGGCTACAGCACGTCCTACGCCTCGACCGGGACCGCGAACAAGCTCTTCGGCGCCTCGATCGCGCAAGTGAACTCGACCGCGCAGAACCTCGAGCTCACCTACAAGAACACCTTCACGCCGGCGAACCGGCTCGACGACCTGTGGAACGTGCTGGGCTTCACCAGCACCAGCGTCGGCCCGACCGATCCAGGCGGCTTCTTCGACATCTTCGTCGTTGTCGCGGCGGCTGCATCAGCCGCGGCTCTCGGCAAGATCGGGGTAGAGGTAGATTACGTCGTCTGAAAGAAGGAAGCACTAATGGCGAGTTTCTATCTCGGCATCAACCGCGGCAAAGGGTTCGGCCTGAACAACGTGACGGCCACGACCACGCTCGGCACTTCGGATTTCGAGTTTCGGATGGACACCGGCAAGAGCTCTACCAAGGCCGATGCCATCCTAGCGCTCGAGATCCTGGAAGCCTACATCGAGTCAAACGGAGTGGG